TATGTCGCCAACAGCATACGTTGTAGCCGTTGCCCAATCACCTTTCGGCGTAAACCCAGTGACATTTATCAATGCTAATGCACCTGGATCAAACGCATCCTTGTGTACCGCCTGATTACCCAGCTTGCCGTCGTCACGCTGGATCTTAGCAATGTTGGTGTTTAAATCGTCTAAGGTTAGCTTAACGGCGTTAAGTTCCGCGTCTACCCTGACACCTGGTAACGGATCAGCTGGCGTCGTCGCCTGATAATCGTTAAAATTAAACTGCCTAGTGTAGTCGCGTGGTTGTGCCATTAGCTAGTTCCATATCCCATTGCAGAGGCCATTCGAGATTTCTTAGCTTGTCTTTTTGCAGCAGCGCCCTTCCTTGCAGAGTTCGGCGTGTTGCGTAATGCTTGGAAATCAGCACCAGTTATTTTATCTTTAGGGTTAGCTGCGCTAGCTATTTGTTTTTGCTTTGGAGTAAGGTTAGCCATTATGCGTACCCCATAGACTTAGCCATCTTAGATTTCTTTTTGGCTTGGTTCTTTTTGCTATTTGGAAATCCAGCTTTCATATTAGAATATGATTTGTCGCTGATTGTGCTTTCGCTCTTTGGTCGGCTCGTGCCAGCCTTTTTACGTTTGTTAATATTTTCGTATAAACTCATGCTAAATTACACCTCCATCGTTTTAATGCTGCACCCTTTCGGGTTAGTTCGCCGTTCTCACTTGTTGCGCCTCTCATTCCCGACATTCGAGCGCAGAAACTTTTTTTTCGTGCTGCCGACTTTCCTGTTGGATTTTTTTCTGTAACGGGTGCTTTGAGGTTAGACCCCGTTTCTCGATTATACTTTTCGCGTCCTTTTGCAGTTAGGCCAGCACCAGCTGATGTGGGGCGTTTCTCCCCCCTACCGACTGAAAGATTTACTGACATTGTTTATCATTTTCCGTTACTGTTGATTGCATTATACAACTGTTGGCGGCATCAATCAACGAAACGGAGCAAAAGTTCAAAATTGCGTAAAATTTATAGCGACCGCCATAATACACATGATGCCACCGATCGGAATAGGCCACGGGGTGGGGTCGATCGGGGTCGCTTTATTATCCAATTAGTCCCGATTGTACTAATCGTTGCATTGTTTTTATTAGGTTTTTTCTGAGTTTTGCGCTGTTGTTACGTCTTTAGCAAGTTCCGCGCGTTCATTTTCCCATCGATCTATCATACTAGCCAGCTGATCAGGCGTAAGCTCTGCAAGGTTACGTCCATCGATAGAACCATCTGCACCTTTTACCAGGTCGCCAGCCAGTTCTAGAGATGTCCTGGCTGCACTAACCTTTGCGCTTGCTGGTGCATCAGGGTCTAGCATGACAACTTTAAGCGTATCAGCTGCCAAACTGGCAAGATCGGTCTGATAGACTGTTTGTCTAGCTTGCCGAATAAGCAATAAAATTGAAGGGTTGCGAGTTAAATCATAGGCGGATTGTTTTGGGTGTAGATAGCCAGCCATACGCGCCGCTTCAGTAGGGTTTTTGTTTTCCCTGACCAAATACTGCACAAACTCTTTTTGTTGGTCTGTTGCTTTTCTGTGTCTGATCAATCCCATTTGAGCCAATCTGTTACCTTTTTCGCTTGACAGTATTGTATGATTTTTTGCATGGTTTGTCTATTGTATGTCAGTCGACATATAATACAGCACAAAAAGGATATATTATTATGATAAAAAACGAGATGATAACACGCTATGAGGGCGACCAGTGGAATCGCTGGTTAGTCGTTCGAGAAGTGGACATTCAGAAAGTCGGCTTAAATAAAAATGATTTTAGCCACGATAGCCGCACAACTGTACTCCCTCGATGGGGCTCAGTGTTTGCATTAGATCAGGACAAGGATTGCGAGACATTTAGAAAAGCTTGCAAACAATCAAAAGTATTTTTGACAATACAGAATTACGCACAATGTGACGGACTGCATCAAATACGAGATTGGGCATCAATCGAGATACTGCAAGACCACGCGCAAAAGTTGAGGTGCATGTGATGGGCTTTCAATTTGATATGTTTGACCTTGGCAGCGCTTCCCAAGCTGGGGAGCGTCAAACCGACCTCGAAGAACTAATTGACGAAAGCAAACGTCACACAAAAGTATTAGTTGGTTGCGAAACCTCCGGCATCGTTCGGGAAGCTTTTCTTGCAGAAGGTTATGACACATGGTCATGTGATATTTTGCCAGCCGACACACCGACAAACCGACACATTCAAGACGACATTCGCAACGTCATTAATATGGAAAAATGGGATTTGGTTTTCATCGGGCATCCGCCTTGCACTCGATTGTGCAATAGCGGCGTTAGATGGCTGCACAAAGCACCACCGAATAAAACCGAGGCGGATATGTGGCAAGAACTGGACGAGGGCTGCGAACTGTTTTCTGAACTATGGAACGCAGACGTTCCAGCATTAGCGATCGAAAACCCAGTAATGCACAAATACGCAAAAGAGCGCATACGCAACTATCAAGACTTTTCTCAATCAGTGCAGCCTTGGGAGTTTGCAACTGATCCAGCCGGAGAAGACAACGTAAAGAAACGGACTTGTTTCTGGACGCGCAACCTTCCCCCACTTGAAAAAACAGGAACGCTCGACGGATCTTGTGCAAGGGCTGACGTACACAACGCAGCACCTTCCGCCGATCGATGGAAAATCCGTTCTAAGTTTTATCCAGCACTAGCGGCAGCAATGGCGCAGCAATGGGGAAGACACGCCTCGATCAATAGGAGGGCAGCTGCATGATACACGCGCTCGAAACCCTCAAACGCTGGCTGTCAAACGAAACCACCGAGATAGTAGCCGACGCTCTGGCGTGTGTAGGCTTGTTTGCTACTTGCGGAATACTTTTAGTCATATTCACGGCTTAACACTATCAGAGAGCGCCCAGCTTTGGGCGTTCCGTGATGTTGTTAACAGCATCGAAGCACAAAAAGGATAAATTAAATGGACGACAGTTTTGACCACAGTAAATCTTGCATTGTCTACGAAGTACGCGACATATGCAAAAAGTATAAGCAATATAGTGAACTGCAATATGGATTTGATTTGGACGCAGATAACATAGTTGACCAATTGCGAGAGCAACCAGCGTCAATACAAGTTCGCTCTGGCTGGCACGACAACCCGTCAGATCTTAGACCAGAGGAATTTAAAATTGAGTTAAGCGGCGGAGGCCCAGCAACGCGCATTATTGGCGAGCTAGACAATGACGGAGAGGTTTACAGTGTACAACCACAGCATCAAAACTGGGGAACGCCTTGGACAGACCTTGTTTTGGATGATCAGCAAACCATTGCCGTCAAATGGTTTGCCAGTTTATTTTACTACGGAGGGTAAGCGATGATTTGTAGAACGTGCAAAGGTGAATACTACCACCAAAAATTTAAGAATTGTGAGGCTTGCCGCTTTGTCTGGAGGCAGCAACAGCGCAAGCCAGATGGCTACATCAACACAATTGAAGACCTAAAGCGAGAGAACGCCCAGCTAAAAAAAGCGTTGAAAAGGTTAAGTCTTCACACCTAGCGCCTTTTCAACGGCATCATCGAGAGCGGCCAAGTGGTCGCTCTTTTTGTTTTCAGCTGCTGCAATCTCGTAAGCGATCGAGGCATAGCCCATAACATCGAGCCAGCTATCTAGATGATACGGATCGAAACCAATGCGCGAGAGTTTATGCAGAACGCCGACAGCTGCCGCGTCAACCGCCTCGATGCTTCCAGCTGATCTATTACCAAAGTAAGCGCGGAGCAATTCAGCAAACCGCGTCATATTCTCAGTCGGATCTCCGTGAGATCTATTTCTATCCCCGTCGACCAAATCAATGACTTGGGTTAATGCATTTGCTCTAATCGATGATGTTTCCAAATGGGATTGGGTCATTCAAGTTGCCTCCAGTTTTTATATCTATAATTTTTGAGTCTTTAAATGTTGTCTTTGCTGCTTCTACTAATGGCTGCTGAAAGCTTTTGATGATCCGGCAAACTTCATCGAGGCTATAAACAATCGGATATTTGTTTCGATCGATCGCCGCCGCATCGCTTGGCCATTTGACAATAGCAAAGTTATATTCGTCGCAATCGGGTGGCGCGATCCCATACCAAACTTCGGCGCTACCAGGTTTATGTCCAGCTTGTATGGCGGTTGTCTCCAACTTACGCCAACCCGTAATGAGGTTGTTGGCTTTCTGGACGAGGTATTCACTATCATCGAGTTGACACGCTTCGCTAAAATTCTGCCTCGCTTGCTCGAACTTAACTGCAAGGTTTGGCGCTGCAAGTTCTTCGAGCTTACCGATGCCCCATTTCATTTCGAGTTCTCGCGCTACAGCATCAACAGAATTAACAGCTGCACGACAAGTCTCTGATCTGCTATCTCCCCACATCGCTGACACGCTGAAGCTTTCCCCAGCATCATCTTTTTTTAGATTTCTCTTTACTCTGCTATAGCGTCCCTTAACTGGCATACTGCTTCCTCTTTAAGATGCTTGTCCATATCCCCTGACAAGCACTACTATTCCGCGCTGGCGGAAGTAGTGTCTTAGGGGTATGGGGGGTTACTTCCGCTTCATTTCCGCCCATTTCCGCCAATTTCCTTATATTTTGTTGCTTTTTCATTTCTTACTTCCGCCAATTCTTGCTGTTTTTGCTTCCACTTCCGCCATTATTAGGGTTTGACCCCGTTCATTTCCGCCTTGCGGAAGTGGCGGAAGTGGGGCGGAAGTGGCGAATTTGGACGTATTTTGGGTTTGATTATTTCGTTGCTTTGTACGGTTGATTGATCGCACCACATATATATCTTGTTGCCGCTGACATTATCCGCGATGTAGTCGTAAAAGTCTTCTAGCTGGATCATTGCCTCGATGCATTGGTCGTAGCTTTTTAGCCAGAACGTTGTCGTAAGCTTCTCGCTATCGAGCGAGTAACCGAACACCAGCGCAGTGTAATAAACTAACATCATTTTTCTTCCTCCGTAAGTATCTCACCCAATCCATCGCAATGAGCACACTCGACTTTAATCTCTTTGAGGTAGCCGCCGTTTTCGTAATCAATCACTGCTTTTTCTTGCAGCTGGAAGCCATCACCACCGCACAACTTGCACTCGATCCACTTACTCATTAGCTGCTTCCTTTGCTTCCAAAATACGGACGGCTGCAAACTTAATGCTCTCAACACGTTGCGCCGCCGTCAATCTTGCCGGATGACGTTTAAGATCCTCGACCAGCACATCGCATTGCCGCACAATGGTCTCGAGGTACTTAATTTCCGTTTCTTTAAGCATATGCCCTCCATGCTGGCTGATCTGGTGCTTTCAACACCTTCACGCCTTTGCTTTTTGTTTTTGAATCGTGTGTCGCGCTCTCGATGAAGCCTTGCGACTGCCAAGCGTTGATGTATGACTTCGCTGACCGCTTTGGCATCCCGTAATCAACGTGTAAGAACGTCTGTAAGCTTCGCTGAGTGTTTACCGCGATACTGAACGGCTCTGCGCTGTGCCAGCGTTTAGCAATTTCATCGAATATTGCTGCCGTTTGCCCGTGATCGAGCTTTGTCGAGGCATCGAGGATTGCTTCGACCTCCATTGTTTTGTCGACCAGCAAGCCAGTATCGCCACGGATAAAGCTTCGGATAAACATATCGCACTGGTCGTTTGTCTTTACGACTGCACCCTGGGCGCACTGACCGACACCAGCCTCGATGTTGTCCATCTTTTGCGATAGCACAAGTTCATCTGCTTCGTTCATAGCCCACAATCCGTAAGCCCATCGAGCCCCGTCAACTAATGCCGTTGTTCCGCGTATTGCTTCACGTGCTTGTGATGCTTTGGTTATGTTGAACGCACCATCTTTTCGCATGTGATGCGCGATAAGGATATTAGCATCAGTCTCGACGCACAAATGTGACATGACTGACCACCAGAATTGACCAGCAGCTGGGTCGCTGTTTATGTCGGCAGCTGCGAACGCTTGCAGCGGATCGATGATGATTAACGCTATATCGCCTAACTCTTTCAGCTGCGCTTTCATATCTAAGTATGCTGGCGTGACTGAATACTCGCCCATTGCATGAGTTATCAGGCTTGATGTGCCGCCAGCGTCAGGCATCGGCACGACATAAAGATTACCAGCTGCCCGATCTCTTAGGTTTGCGCCTCCAATGGATGCAATCCTTCGGTGCATCGAGTTCGCGCTATCCTCTGCACCAAAGAAAACAACTTTGCCATTATGGACGATGTTGTTGCCGAACGCCCTTTCTTGGTGCATACCCTGATCGCCACCAGCCACCTTCATTGCCAAATCCAGCAAGATAAAGCTCTTACCCAGACCACCTATTGCGCTGATTAGTCCTGGCACTCTGCGCGGCAAGATACCATCGATAAGCCATTCCATTTCTGGCGGTTCACCTGAGTATCGTTGCATCGACCAATCTGTGATCCGAAAGCCACTGACAACAGGGGATGCCTCAGAGCTTTCGGATCGACCGTCCGACCTGACAAGTGAGACGGTATTCTTATTTTCTTCTGTAATGATGCGTAGTTCGTTATTCTTGGCGCGTTTTAGCTGATACCAAGCTTTCTTCTTAAACAGATCGAGGCCACGCCCATCGTCTGCCAGTGTTTTGTTACGCGACTTCGCTTTACGCTCGAACACTGGCCATGCTTCTTCGACCAGCTGTTCGACTGTTGGAAGTTCACCGCGTTGCGTCCACCATGTATGCAGCGTTCCCATAATCAGCTGCACCATATAACCTTCTCGACCATCGACCATTTTGCCGAACATATTTGTCTGGGTATCTTGGAGGGCGCTGCCGCCGTTTAATCTATGCGCTTCTGTCTTTGCGAGTTCTGTTATCCATTCTGGGCTGTCCTCGATATTGAGGTCTTTCGCCCAATCTTCGACGTTATA